CTGATGAAGGGCTTTGTCAACACGGTGCTGGGCCTGCCGTTTGAGGAGGAGGCGGAAGCGCCGGAGTGGCAGCGGCTGTACGAGCGGCGCGAGACGTACCGGATCGGCATCGTGCCCGAGCAGGGCCTCTTCCTCACCGCCGGCGCCGATGTCCAGAAGGACCGGATCGAAGTCGAGGTGGTCGCCTGGGGCCGGAGCAAGGAGAGCTGGTCGGTCGACTACCGGGTGATCGAGGGCGACACCGCCCGAGCCGAGGTCTGGGCGAAGCTCGATGGCATCCTCGGCCGGGACTGGCCGCATGCCTCGGGGCACACGCTCCCGATCCGGGTGATGTGCGTCGACGCCGGCTACGCGACCCAGGACGTCTACGGCTGGGTGCGGCAGCACCCGCAGGCGAGCTGGGGCCCGGCCGGCGCCGCGGCGCGGCAGCCGCGCACGGCGGTGGCGGTCAAGGGACGGGACCAGGACACGGCGCTGCTGTTGTCCGTGTCCAAGGCCGATGCCGGTGGCCGGCGACGCGGACTCCGGGTGTGGTCGGTCGGCACGCCGGTCGCCAAGGGCGAGCTGTACCGCTGGCTGAAGCTGGAATGGCCGACCGACGAGGCGCTGCAGACCGGTGCGATTTTCCCGCCCGGTGCCTGCCACTTCCCGCAGTATGGCGAGGAGTACTTCAAGCAGCTCACGGCCGAGCGGCTGGTGACCCGGATTGTCAAGGGCTTCCCGCGCGGCTCCTGGGAGAAGGAGCCGGGCCGGCGCAACGAGGCCCTCGATTGCCGGGTCTATGCCCGGGCTGCGGCGGCGATCTATGGACTCGACCGGTTCGAGGAGCGCCACTGGCGACGGATGGAGGAAGCGTTGGCGAGGACGGTTGAGCGCGATGACCGCGAGCCGGCATCGTCGCGGCCGCCCCTCGTGCGCCCGCCGGCGCGGCAGGTAATCCAGAGCGGCTACATGGCGCGCTGAGATGGCGACGGTTGCCGAGCTGGAGGCTCGACTCGAGGCGCTGAAGGCGCAGCGGGACAGCACGGTCGCGCGCGTCTCCTACGACGGCCGCTCGGCCGAGTACCGGGGCACGGCCGAGATCGCCCGCGCAATCGCGGAGCCCGAGCGCGAGCTCCAGGCGCTGCAGGGCACGGCGCGGGTGCGGCAGATCCGGATCTACACCTCGAAAGGTCTCTGAGCATTGAACCTGGTGCAACGCATCGCCGGAGCGGCGCGGCTCCTGGCGACGGGGAAGCTCGCCCTGAGCACAGGCTTCGAGGGCGCGCAGATGCAGCGCCGCCTGGTCGCCTGGCGCGCCGGCGGCGAGAGCATCAACAGCCTGATCCTTCAGGGCGGCGAGCTGCAACGGGCGCGCGCCCGCCAGCTGGTGCGCACGAACCCATACGCCTCGAACGCTTCATCGAGCTTCACTGCACACGCCGTCGGCGCGGGGATCAAGCCGTCGTCGCTGGTCGAGGACTCGACGCTCAAGGACGGGATCCAGCGTCTGTGGCTTGCCTGGACCGACGAGGCCGACGCCGATGGCCTGACCGACTTCTACGGTCTCCAGGCCATGGCCGCGCGCGCCATGTTCGAGGCGGGCGAGTGCTTCCTCCGGTTCAGGCCGCGGCGTCCTGAGGATGGCTTGGTCGTGCCGCTGCAGCTGCAGATGCTGTCCTCCGAGCACCTCCCGCTCGGGAAGTGCGAGACGCTGCCCAACGGCAACGAGATCATCTTCGGCATCGAGCTCGACCGGATCGGGCGCCGGGTCGCCTACCACTTCCACCGCACCCACCCGGGCGATATCCGCCAGCGTGGTGCGGGTGAGCTGGTCCGGGTGCCGGCGGATCAGGTCTGCCACGTGTTCCACCCAATCGCTGAAGGGCAGATCCGAGGCTTGCCCTGGGTCGCGCCGGCGATGGTGCGCCTTTGGCTGCTGGACCAGTACGACGGCGCCGAGCTCGACCGGAAGAAGGTCGCGGCGATGTTCGCGGGCTTTGTCACGCGACCGGGATCCGAGGACGTCATGGGCGAGGACAGCGCCCAGAAGGATCAGGACGGTGCGGCGCTGATCGGCCTGCAGCCCGGCACGATGCAGCTGCTGCTGCCGGGCGAGGACATCAAGTTCTCGGACCCGGCTGACGTGGGCGGTTCCTACGAGGCGTTCCAGTACCGCACGCTGCTGGCCTGCTGTTCCGCCATGGGCGTGCCTTACACCAATGTCACGGGCGATCTGCGCCAAGCCAACTACTCGAGCCTGCGCGAGGGCAAGCTCGAGTTCCGGCGGCGCATCGAGCAGTTCCAGCACGGCACGCTGGTATTCCAGCTATGCCGCCCGGTGTGGCGGCGCTGGCTCCGTGACGCCGTGCTCTCAGGCGCCCTGGAGCTGCCGGGCTTCGCTCAGGACCCGGCGGCCTACCTCGCGGTCAAGTGGATCCCGCCGAAATGGGACTGGGTCGACCCGCTCAAGGACCGCAAGGCCGAGATCGAGGCGATCGACGCCGGTCTCAAGTCCCGGTCGGACGTCATCGAGAGCGAAGGCTACGACGCCGAGGAGGTCGACCGGCGGATCGCTGCCGACCACGCGCGCGAAGAGGAACTCGGACTGAAGTTCGGCCGGGCAGCGACCGCTCGCGTGGAGCCAGCGGTCGACATCGATCCCGAGGACCGCGAGCGCCCCACCCAGAGCGAGGAGCAGGCGGCGTGAAACGCTGGTACGAAATCCGGGGCCAGATGAAGGGCGCCGAGATCGTCATCTACGATGAGATCGGTGCCTTCGGTATCCGGGCCAAGGCGTTCCTCGACGAGCTGAAGGCGCTCGGCCCGATCGCCGAGCTCACGGTCCGGATCAACAGCCCGGGCGGCTCGGTGTTCGACGGCGTCGCCATCTACAACGCGCTCAAGCGCCACGACGCCGCCATCACAGTTTGGATCGACGGCATCGCCGCCTCGATCGCGAGTGTGATCGCGATGGCCGGTGACGAAGTCGTCATGCCCGAGAATGCCATGCTCATGCTGCACGACCCATCAGGGCTCGTCATGGGCACAGCCGCCGACATGCGGGCCATGGCCGAGGCGCTCGACAAGATGAAGGCCGGCATGGTTGCCGCCTACCGCGATAAGTCGGGCCGCGACGACGCCGAGATCGGGGCGCTGATGGCCGCCGAGACCTGGCTGTCCGCGCAGGAGGCACTGGAGCTCGGCCTAGCTGATCGGATCGAGCAGCCGGTCAAGATGGCCGCGCACTTCGACCTCTCCCGCTTCCGTAACCCGCCGCCGCAGCTCGCGGCGCTAGCGGCCACGCCCAGTCCCCAGGAGGACGACATGTCTGATTCCAAGAAAGCCAGCCCGCGCAAGCCGAGCCTGGCCGAATCCGCGACTTCCCAAGTCACATTAATCGAGACCAGCGCCGATGACACGGTGGCGGGCCCGGCAAGCCAGCCGGCCGTCGTCGCCGAGCCGGAGCCCGCTCGCCCAGCCGAACCGCCTCCCCAGGCAACGGCGCAGGTGATCGACCTGGACGCGGTCCGGGCGGATGAGCGCAAGGCCACGCTCGCCTATGTCGCCGAGGTGCACGAGCTCTGCGCTCTCGCCGGCCGGGGCGATCTCGCCGCCGGGTTCATCGCCAAAGCGACAGCCGTGGCCCAGATCCGCCGGGCGCTGCTCGAGGCCCGCGCTGCCGAGGACGAGGCCACCGCCATCCGCAGCCAGGTCCGGCCGGCCACGGTCGAGCCGGCGCGGCCCGCGATCGACACTGCGGCCATCTATGCCGCCCGTAACCAGCACTGCCGATAGGAGGCATTCATGCCCGTGCTCAATGAAGGCCGGTACGCCGGTGAGTTCGTCGTCTCGGAAGGAAACGGAAGGATCTCGCGCGAGACCATCACCGTGCTCTCCGGCCAGAATCTGCAGGCCGCCGCCGTCCTCGGCAAGGTCACCGCGAGCGGCAAATACAAGGCGCTCGACCCGGCCGCTGCTGACGGTTCTCAGACCGCCGCTGGGGTCCTCTATGATGCGGTCGATGCATCGACTGCCGATGCCGAGGGCGTCGTCATCGTCCGTCTGGCCGAGGTCAACGCTGCCGAGCTGGTCTGGCCCGCGGGCATCACCGCGCCCCAGAAAACCACCGCGCTCGGCCAACTCGCCGCGCTCAACATCATCGCCCGCTGACCCGCGGGACTCCCCTATCAGAGGACAACGCTGATGCCCGCTTTGGACATCTTCTCCGGCTCCGCTTTCTCGATGGTGGCGCTGACCGACGCCATCAACAAGATGCCCTATGTTCCCGGGCGGATCGGCCAGCTCGGCCTGTTTCGCGAGCAGGGCGTCTCCACCACCTCGGTGATGATCGAGGAGCGCGAGGGCAGCCTCAATCTCGTCGAGACCACCGCCCGCGGCGCGCCCGCGATCCAGAACACGACCAACAAACGCAAGGCGCGCTCGCTGGTCGTGCCGCACGTCGCGCTCGAGGACACCATTCTTGCCGACGAGGTGCAGAACGTG